TTCCCAGTCTTTTCTTTCCTTAAAAAGTTCGCCTGTTTGCTTGTGTCTATAAATAGTTTCTACTTTAGCTTCTTTTATTTCCATTAGTCTATTCTCTCTTTTTGAATGTTTAAATAACTAATAGCAATATCAAAAGAATCTGCGGTGCTAGAAGTTATTTTTAAGGCTGTATTGCCTTCTACTATTAACGGTTGCGTTAACAATTCTTGTGTTACATTAGCTGTCAAAGCTGCTGTTTTAATGGTTGTAATATCATTATTTGCTACAGTCACTGTTGGTGTGCCTGCAGAAGTAACTTTAATAGATTTAATAATATATGTTTCGTTTATCAATGGGTTCTGTGTTGCAACCCCTGCTACAGTGGTAGTTCCAAACATAGTAATAGCTGCTCCTGTAGTGTCGTTATCTACACCATAAAATTTATATACATTTGATACTGTCATTATTCTAAAAAGAAACTCTTAGCTTCTATCTCCTGTTTGATTTCCTCTTGAAAAGAAGTATTTAATTTTGTTATTACTGAATCTAAATCTCTAACTAAAGATTGTAGATTTTCTTGACTATATTCCGGTCTAGCCTTTGTTAATGAATTTACAATTTTAGCCATTAGCTACCGCTGTATATTCCTAGACCATCACTAGAAGTAAAGGCATCAGTATTTACAATACCATCTGCCATATTTATATTTGGATAGCTTGGTTGAAAAGTTATTGGGTCTCTTTGTGGTCTATTAGAACCATCATCGTATTCTAAATAATCATACATACTTCTGTAAGGACCTTCTACTACACCTGGAGTCATTCTATTGTCTAATGGTCTAACAAAAGTATTTTGTATTGGTACCTTGCTTGTTTTATTAATCTCTGGTGTAGTTGTAGTTGATAACATTAATTCATTATCAAGATCATTATAATATTCTGGGTTTTCACTAACTAAACCACGCATGTCATAAGTTGGTTCGTTATATTTTTTTCCTAAACCAAACGCTTGGCCTAAACCTCTTATAGCGTTTCCAATAAATCCACCGCTTCTAATCAGACCCATAATGCCTCCACCTCTTGTTGCTCCAAAAGCTTCAGGGTTATACTGTCTAGCTAATTCTAATTCTTCAGGAGAGACAGTATTTCTACTATCAAAAAAACCTGGGTTAACTCTTTGTCCACCACCTGCTGCAATAAAAGCACTTCTATAATCTTGTACGTCTTGAGCTGATGCTCCTTCAGCTAATGTATCTGATGTGTTTCGACCTGATTCAGCAGCACTAGTTGCTGCACCAGACATACCAACATCTCTGCCATTTTCTATAGAACCGTAACCATTTAAACTCATGATACCTGATGGTCCTTTGTTAGCACCACCTTTTAATGAACCATGTAAATCTTTTTTAACAAGTAAATCTTTTTCTGCTTTTGTAATATATGCTAATTCTGTTTCAGGATGGTTTGGGCTAGACTTCCATTTTAAAGGAGCCATAACTTCTTTTTGTTTTCCTAAATAATTTTTTACCCCACCTTGTACTTCGTACTTCATTATCTTCTACCTCCCGGATGTATGTCTAATCTAAATGTGCCTAGCTTCCAGTTTTCTCCACTACTTGTGTTTGCTACTTGTAATTCTATTTCTCTTGCTCTCACTCTTACATCTTTTTTTGTAGTCGAAGACGTACATGTAAAATTATTTGTAACAGGTGTGCTATTTGGATAAATTCTTGTTTTAAAATTAACAGCAGTTGTCCCTGTTTGTTCAATAAAATCTGGTATAAATCTACTAATTCTCATAATGAACTCACCGTCTCCTCTTAAATCTGGCATACCTACAGTCTGACCAGTGCTGCTTCTACGTTGGGTAATGTCAAAAGCACCTGAAGTTATAGTTCCTATAACTGCAGTTATTACTCCTCCAGCATCGACTTGATCAGTTCCTGTTTCGTGTTCATAGTATACAGTAGTTCCGTCAGTATTTCCAGTAACATCAAACGAGTCATTATCACTAGTCGTATAATATGTTGCATGAGGCAGAGGAAATACAGCTGAGTCTTGCCAAGCAGTTCTAGCCAAAGTTCCTACAGTCCATATGGGTCTTTTAGCAGATGAGTCTAAATAATTATATGTAACTACTTTATTAACTACGTTAGATCCAGAAGCACAATAGAACCAATTAACTTCTCCAAATAAATTATTTAGTCCACAGTTAATTAGATCTCTTGCTGTAGTGTTAAGGCCTGGTCCACTTTCTGTTGAATAAACATGGTCTTCTACTAAACAAGGCAAAGATTGTAATTGACCGTCATATGTAAAGAAACCATTTTCTGACATCCAATAAGCCTTACCGTCTACTTCAATACAGGCGTTTTTACCAATTAGTCCACAGTTAGTGCCCACTTGTTGAAAAGAAAAAGTAAATGGAGCACCAACAAATTGCATTAAAAACAATGCTGTATCGGTCCAAACATAAATTGCGTCCCTACCTTTTATAGCTCCCATGATTCTTGATCCATCGGCTAGTCTTTGTGTACCTGCAGTATTGTTTGCAGTTACAGTATAAGAATCTGTTTGATCAATATTCTCTTGATCAGAAAATCTAATAAACATATCATCTTGAGTAGTGTCGTCACCAACAGTCGTCTCTGTTCCAAAAAATACTAAGTGTCTATCTGGAGTAGATACTAATACGTGTCTAGATTTTGTAGGTGCATTAGGTATGATAGTCGCTCTATTGTTTGTTGCATTTGATGGACCTGCGTCCCATTCAAAACAAGGGCCATTATAAATAAGTGCAATTAATTTAGTACCGTAGTTATCTAAAACCCATAGACCCGGGGATATAGTAAAATCTGCACCAGATGCATCTCCCCACGCAACATAATCTGAAATATTTGTAACAGTTGCTCCACCACTGTGAGCTGATTTGGTTGTGCCGTTTACTTCTCTCGCTCCCCCGCTTAAAGTATTTGTACCTGTGTTGTTAGCTGTGTAACTGATGTCTTCTGATCCAATTCTTATTTCTCCAGAAGAGGGAAAGGCAGCAGAACTAGTTAAAGGAATGTCAGTTACTGAGTCGTTAATAGTTGAAGCTAGTGTTGTGGTTGCAGGACCATTAGCTTGACCACCATAATTTGCAGTCCCCCATCCGAAACCACCTAATTGTTGAGATGGACCGACGTTATAATAACAAAGAACAGAAGCTGACCCAGCGTTTGTTAGGGGAGTTCCTGCCTCTGCGGTATCCATAGTGATTGTAAATGTGGTTGCACTTGGAACTGATGACACCATAAATTTTTCATCTTCAAAAGTAGCATTTGTAAAAGTAGAACCAGATAAACCAGTTACACTATCAAATAAAACAATGTCGTCTTCTAATAATCCATGAGCCCCGGTGCATGTTACAGTTACAGTGACCGAAGAAGCAGTAGAAGTAAAGTCCGAGCCTGTTAAAGTTGCTCGTATAGGGTGTATATCGTAGTAAGTTCCGCCTGAAAAAGCGTATAAAATTTTATTGGTTCCAATAGCTGCGTATTTAACAGAGTCATTATTCTCCCAATGATGTATTGCTCTTGCAGCACCTGTTAATTTATCCGTGCCTAATTGACTCCACCCACCTATTTTTTCAGGTGTACCGTATCTAAAACGTACATTATCACCATCAAACCATTGCCCTTCGGCTCCTGTTTCTGTGACTTGTTTGTTAAATCCTGGTGCAAATCCTAATTTTTGTAGCATAATTCTACTCTACTTTATCAATTATTAAATTCCAAGATAAATTATCTAGCAATTCATCTAGGTTAAAATCTCTCTTATCCATAGATTTAACGTACTCATTTAACTCTTCAGTATCAAATATAATCCATTGACTGATTGTTTCAAACACCATCTTATCAGATTTTGATTTAAAGTAACCTGTTTTTTCAGCTCTATTATTGACCTCTTTTAAGGGTCGAATATCAAATTTAAAAGTTTGATTACCGTTTTTTAATCTACCTTCTACGTCCCAGATTTCTTTTTTTCTTTGTTCTGGAGTTGCTAAAACAGGGTCCGATAAATAATTTATAAAAGTTTTCAGATCGTTACTTTTTAAACCAAGAGGGCAGACCTATATGCGGACGTTTATCAAACATATTTTGTTTAGCCCCCTTTGTCTTAGCATTATTATAATGTAGAAAAACTTGCACACATTCGTTGCCTTTAAATTTTTCTCTCCAATGTTCTAGCTCACAACCAGAATAGACTAACATATCTCCTTGTTTTAAATCTACTCTAATACCTTTTTTACCTCTTTCTCCAGATGGCTCTAAATATATTGGCCAATCATCACCACCAAGATTCATAGTTGTAGATATCTCACAACTAAAT